GTAAAAAAAGCCGCAAGTTTTTCACAGACTTTTAAATAAATAAAATGCGTTCCACAAATGCAAGTCAAATCCAGAATCAAAAAAATATCAAAGGTGAAGGCATCGGAGATTCTTCCGAACCCGAAGAACTGGCGAACACATCCGGAAGAACAAAAAAACGCGATGATGGGCGCGTTTGCTGAAATCGGAAACATTGACGTTCTGAAAGTTTTCGAAACACCAAAGGGATTAATGCTGGTCGATGGCCATCTCCGAACGGATATCCTCGGCGACAACGAAGTTGAAGTTGCGATCCTGGACTTGACTCAAGAGGAAGCCGACAAAGCACTTTTGACTTTTGATCCGATCGCAATTGCAGCGGCGGCCGACGAAAAGAAACTCGCCGAACTTATGGATGCGATCGACCTGGAATCAAAAGCTCTGGCTGGGATTCTGGAAAACATCGAGATTCCGGAAAGCAAAGGAACCGGCGAGGTGGTTGAAGTCGAACCGCAGATTTCAAAAGCAGATGAGTTGAAGGAGAAGTGGGGAACAGCCGAGGGGCAATTGTGGTTGATCGAGGGGAACCAGGAGCACCGTCTGCTTTGTGGTGATTCGACAAGTGCCGAGGATGTTGGGCGGTTGATGGGAGGAGAGAGGGCGGAATCTATGGTAACTGATCCTCCTTACGGAATCGGGATTGCTGCAAATCCAGTAAGGCAAAAGCATAAAAAAAGTGAATGGGATGCGAAGCCAATTGAACCAGCTGGATTTTTATCTATGGTTCAATCATCAATAATCTGGGGGGGTAACTATTTCAAGTTGCCTCCGGCGAAAGGTTTTTTTGTTTGGGATAAAAAACAGCCTGAAAACTTTACTCTTGCAATGTGTGAAATGGCTTGGACTAACATTGACTCAACTGCAAAAATGTTTCGTCAATCTGTCACTTCGTATCAAAAAGAACATCCAACACAAAAACCAGTTGATCTTATTGCCTGGTGTATTGGATACGTCTCTGGCGCAATACTTGACCCATTCCTCGGCTCCGGAACCACCATGCTAGCGGCCGAACAACTCAACCGCAAGTGTTATGGAATGGAAATCTCACCAGCATATACGGCGGTGATTCTCCAACGCATGACCGACGCGGGTTGTAAATGCAAACTAAGCGAATAGCAATGTGGCAACTGTCAAAGAACTCGAACAGAAAGCAAAGGATCTAAAACGACTCCTGGCCGAAGCGAAAAAGATCGCGGGCAATTCAGGAGGCGGAGGATTTGATCACAATGCGTACCATCGGGAATATCAGAGCAAGAAGAACGCGGCCGCTCGTGAGATCACAATTCGCAAATGTGCGGAACCAAACCGCCGTGCGGACTTACTGGCCGATCCGGTGGAGTACATCAAGTTCTATTTTGGCGAGAGATTTTGGCGGCCGATGTCTCGATCGCAAATTGAGACTATCAATTCAATCGTCGAAACCGCACGCATGGGATCGGATGAAATCTTTTGTGCTCCGCGCGGTGATTGGAAAACAGAAACGGCAAAAGCGATGATCAACTATCTGATCACTTCCGGAATCGTCTGCTTCCCAGTAATTATTGGATCGACCGCCGATGATGCTCTGATGAAATTTAACGACATTAAATCACAGTTCGAAAAGAATGATCGACTCGCGGCCGACTTTCCGGAGATATGCGATCCGATCCATGCACTCGAAGGAGCACCGTCGAAAGCTCGCAAGCAAACGGTGAGCGGTGAACTTACGGATTTCTATTGGCAATCGAAGTTTGTCACGTTTCCGCACGTTGCCGAGGTTCCTGGAAGTGGAGTCAAAAGTCCTTTTTCAAAATGTGCGTTGACATATCGCGGATTAGATGCGGCAATTCGCGGGATCAATGTTTACGGTCGCCGGCCGGACTTGGCGTTTTGCGACGATCTGGAGACGAGAGAATCAGCCGACTCCGACCATCAAACGGAGATCCGTGAGCGGTTGTTGGACAACGATGTTGCTGGACTCGCCGGCGGTGGAGAATCACTTCCTCGGATCGTGCTCGGAACCATTCAAAACAACAAATGTCTCACTCACAAAAAACTGATCGAATGGGGCGGCCGGCAATACAAAGCGGTTGACAAGTGGCCGAGTGCTCGCGGGATGGAACTGGCGGAAGAATATATCGAGACCAGGAAAGCAGAGAAATCGGAAGGAACAAAGACTTATCCGAATTCGCGAAAGTTCTACATAGAACACCGCCAGGATATCGAATCGGCCGTGGTGGTCGGCAACGAACATTGCTTTTCGTCCAAGACGGACAAAGAAGGTTTGCCGATTGAAGTTTCGACGTTTCAACGAGTCCTGAACAACGCGGCCGATAATGGCTGGTCTTACGTTTGGTGTGAACTTCAAAATGATCCACCGGACGAAAAGAAAATCGAAACCATTGGTTTGACATCGGCCAAAGTAATGTCGCGAATTTCCGGTCTCAATCAAAAGGAATCCGACAAATACACGGAACTCACCACCGCCGCGATCGACCTTGGAAAATACGCTTGCCATTGGGCCATTGTGGATTGGATGGAAGGATTAACCGGCCGAGTCACAAACTACGGTGTCGCCGAAGTACACAGCGAAGGAATCGGCGACGACAAAGCACAAACCGCAATGTCACTTCGATCCGCGTTAATGAATTTCAGGAGTGAACTACTCGGCGGTGAACTTTCAGAACGCAAGCCCGATATCGTTTTGATTGATTCATCGAACTTCACAGACACGGCGTATTCGTTCGTCAAAGAAATTGCGGCCGAGTCTTCAAATTTCTATGCGATCAAAGGACTCTCACCATATCGCAGCTATCAGCGGATTGAGGGAAAGAGGATCGTCGGCAACCATTGGCATGCGAATTTACAAGAGAGAGACGCGGTTTGGTTGTATCTTCTCGACACCGATGCACTGAAAACGATGGTTCATCAAATGTGGGCGACTCCAACTTTCGACGAGGTGAATCAATACAATCCGCTTTCTCTCTCGCTTTACTCCTCGTTCACGGACGACGGGAAACCGAATCCAAGAAAGCATAATTCATTCGCAAAACACCAAGTCGCGGAGGAATACCGAGAGGAGTTCAAGCCAGGCAAGGGAATGATTCGCGGTTGGCACCAAAGCAACCCCAATAATCACTGGTTTGATTGTATGTATATGAATTTGGTCGCGAGCTTTATGAAGGGGATGAAACCGCCGTTCGAGCCAAATCCAATCCCAACACCACCACCATCGAAACAACCGGAACCACCGAAGACCGAAAGCCGCAGTGGTTACGCTCGCGGCCAAAAACCATTTCTAGCACGGAGAAGATAAGAATGAGCAAGGAAGACATGAAAGAAGCAAAAGAAGAGAAAGCCACAGCGGGTGAGCTCCCATCGGTGGAGTTGCCATCCACGGCGGAAAAACCGAAGCGGCGGCGACGAGTGAAAAAAGACGCGGTGGAGAATAAACCGCCGACCACGGTGATCGACAATGGAGAAGTGAAAGAGGCGGATCCAGCACCAACACCATCACCCGCAATCATTAAGTGGAGCGAACCGGAAACGGATTTGCCAGTGACCACGGGTGAAGTTTTGATTCAAATCCCCTATTGCATCGACAAGACAATCTACCCTCGGCGGCGATTTATGACCGCAATCCGCGAGATGACCGCCAAACAGCGATTCGGATTCCAAGTGCTCCTCGAAGGCATGAAGGATCAGGACACGAAATTAGAGATGGGCGGCCGAGTGACCAACCACGTGACCGCTTTGCGATCGATGTTGGAGAAGGTGGCGGATGCTGTCAAAGGTGATTGTGATGGCTAAACGAAAGAAACCAACACCACCGACACCACCCGCGCTCGATGATCTCCTGGAGGAATACGTTCCACCGCAAAACAGAACCGGATATCTAGCCAAAGTTAGCGATGAGGTCTTGGAATTCATCACGCGAGCAGTCACCCGGTTTGAGAGCGGCGAATTAAGGGACAAATTCCCTAACTATTCGAAACTCGGCGAATGGTTGCATGAGACTTTGAGCCAAGTTCGGCCGGATGGATTCCCAAAAATAACGGTCAAGTATTTCACCGAAGTGATCAAAACACTGAAAAAGAACGATGTTGGATAAAGCCCTTGATGAATACGACCCGAACGTGGAATTGAAAGCTCGGTTGAAAGAATCCGAGGCGAAAAACAAGTTGCTTGAGTCCCAATTGAATATGGCATCAAAGCAACTCGAAAGATCCAACGCCGCGAAGTTCAAATTATCACTCGGCAAATCGAAGAAAAAGAAAGGAAGCGGATTTTGCCGGGTGATCATCCCAGATTCCCACGGCTCCGCGATCAATAAAAAAGCAGCTAATGCGTTTTTGGGTGACCTAGACTATATCAAGCCAGCAGAGATAGTGATGCTTGGCGATCACATCGATTGCGGTGGGTTCCTCGCGCAGCACCATACCCTTGGATATGTCGCCCAAACGGAATACAGTTTCATCGATGACGCGATTGCGGCCAATGTCTTTCTGGATGAAATCCAAAAGCGAACGGGAAAAGTTGAAACCGATTATCTTGAAGGGAATCACGAGCGGCGGATCGAAAATTGGATTGTGACGCAAACGCTTGGAAAGAAAAAGGACGCTCAATTTCTTCAATCCATGTTCTCCATTGAATCCACGTTGAACATCTCGAAGCGAGGATTCCGGTTGATTGAACAGGGGAAATTTTACGACAAGGTGAAACTTCCCGCGACAATCAAAAAAGGCAATTGCTATTTCACCCACGGAAGCAGCACGGCAAAACACGCGGCCGCCGTTCATGTTGCGAAATTTGGTGGAAACGTGGTCTATGGTCACACTCACCGCGCGGACTCATACATCGGGAAGAATGTCAAAGATGGAATGATTGGCGCGTGGTGCCCTGGGTGCCTATCGGAGTTACAACCGCTTTGGCAACACACCAACCCAACAGACTGGAGCAATGGTTACGGATTGCAGATGGTTAAAAGCAACGGTCGATTTCTCCATATCAATGTCCCAATCGTAAATGGTATCAGTCTCCTCAGTCCCTTGATCGATGAGTTGAAATAATGAGAACGGCCGAATTCCACATCAAACTTTCAGATGAAACATGGACGATTCGATTTGTGACCATGAAAGAACTCGGCGGCAAAAAATGGGGCGATTGCGATAGGGATTCCAAGCTCATTCGTGTTTATCGCGGTTTGAAAAGTTTCGATCAAATGGACACGATCATCCACGAGATCCGCCATGCCCAAGCTCCACACGAAACCGAGGAGCACATCAACCGCACGAGCACCGAGATCGCGGCGGCGCTCGGACTTGCTGGATTTACCCGGCCAGAAAAAAAACCTTAAAAAAATTGCTGCAAATCGATTCTTGCAAATTCTAGCCATAATAATTCCAGCATGGCTACAGTTTCAGAATTAACGACATTGCTCGAAGCCGCGCTTGATTACGAAGAAGCCGCCAGCTTGTCAAAAGCTAAATCGGTGATTACCTACGTGAATCAATTACTTCTCAAGCGGCCTCAAAGTTCAGGTCATGCCGGTTCGAGCATTTCATACGACACCGCGACTCTACAGCAATTGCGCGACGATGCTCGCGTGTATGTCAAAGCCAAATCTTCAACCTCATCTTCTGGGGTTCGCTTCCTCGGTCCTTCCGCTACTTTCCGAGGTTAATCATGTCATTCTCAAGGGCAGAAAATAAAACATTAAATCACGCAATCGCGTCTTTCAATACAGCTTACGGTGATTATAAAGCCACAAAGAAAGGGCGATTCAACCAGCGGAGAGCAAACATTGCTCCAATGGGATCCTCGGCCGATTATCACATCCGGTCGGAATATCAGTTCTACCAATTGATCGAAGATTGTTATGACCTGGAAAGAAATGATTCCGTTGTCGGAATGCTCCTCAATCGTCGCGTTTCAAATGTTGTGCAAGATGGATTTCGACTGGAAGCGACCACGGGTGATGAGGGACTTAACACCGCGATCAAGGAGCGATGGCTGGACTGGGCGAACGATCCGGAACAGTGCGACATCTCCGGCGAGTCATGTTGGCATGATTTCGAAGTTGCGAACGACTGGACTCACTTGCTCGCGGGCGATTGCGGAACGAGCGTCACGGAATCCGGGCACCTTCAATTCTTCGAACCGTACCTGATCAGGAACGACCACGGTGATTCATCACCCGATGGCCGAGAGATCGTGCTTGGTGTTGAGCTGGATGAGAACCGCCGGCGAAATCAATACTACATCGCAGAAGATATCCTTGATCCATACAAAACGACGTTCAACGAATTCGCACCAATCCAGACGAGAGATGAATTCGGAAACCGCCAGTTCGTCCACATGTACAACAACAAGCGACTCTCGATGACTCGCGGCGTAAGTGCGTTTGCTCCGATCTTCGAACTCACTGGAATGCTTGAGGATGTGAACTTTGCGAAACTCGTGCAACAACAAATCGTTTCTTGCGTTGCTTTCCTCATTAACGAAACGGTCGAATCTTCCGGATTGCCATCAACCACAAATCAATTCGGTAATCAAACGACCGGAACATCGGCGGCCGGGGACACTCAACTCTTCGATCAAGTCGAACCCGGGATGGAGGTCAAACCGGGACCGGGGAAAACGGTTTCGGGATTCTCACCAAACATTCCAAACGCCGAATACTTTCAGCAATATCGGTTGATCCTTCAATTGATTTGTGGAAATCTCGATCTACCACTCTCCGTTGGAATGATGGATTCTAGTGAGACCAACTTCCACGGATTTATCGGCGCGGCAAACGAAGCCAAAAAACTCTGGCGGAACTCGCAACGCAACCTGGACAAAAAGGTTCATCGGAACATCTATATCGCAAAGGTGCTCCAATTCGCTCAAGAAGATCGAGCAATGGCCGAGGCTTTGACGAAATATGGAATCGAAAAGTTCACCTCTCACATATGGCACAAACCAGTTTGGCAATCAGTCAAACCGCTGGATGACACGAACGACCGGTTGATGAGATTGCGAAACGCGATCATCTCACCGTCACGAATGCACGCGGAGTTAAATACGGATTACGAAGAACACGTTTCCGAGACGATCCGTGACAACTCATTTGCAATTCGAGCCGCGAAACTTGAAGCGATCGAGATCAACACCGATCCGCAATTTCAAGATGGGCAGCCGGTTCACTGGCAGCAACTTTATCCAATGCCGACTCCGGACGGAATGCAATCGACAACCCAAGTTGAAACGAATCCAGAACCGATTGAAGACGCGGGAGAGGATGACGGAGCAAGCGACAATCCTCAGCCATCGAATCGGATCAACGCTTTACTAGGGAGTGAAAATTGAATCCAGAGATACGAATTTACGGACCAATCGGCGGCAATGACGAGAACGCGAACACCGTCAAGTCGATCAGTGATCAACTTGATGCGATCGGCGAAGCGGAAGAAATCGACGTTTTGATCAATTCGGATGGTGGTTCCGTTTCCCAAGGGATCGGAATCGTCAAGCTACTCAAAAAGCACCCGGCAAAAATTCACACGGTTGTCCAAGGCGGCGCGTGCTCGATCGCGGGCTACATCGCTTGCAGCGGAGACCGGCGGACGATCGAAAAGGATTCCATCTTCCATATCCACGGTCCGCAAGTTGGAACGGAAGGGAACTTGAACGATCACGAGAAAAGCGTTGAGTTGTTGCGAATTGCAACAGATTCAATGGCCTCTGTTTATTCGGAACTCACCGGACAATCCACGGACGAGATCGCGGAAATCTTCAAATCAGAGAACTATTTCTCAGCCGAACAAGCGGTTGAACTTGGTTACTTCACTGAACTCGGTAATGCGACACCGCTCGCCGCGCTAATCAATACAAAGAAATTTTCAGTTCCAGAAAGGTTTGCGGCTGCGTTGGCCCGACGTTCGGAACCAAACCCCAGGGATATCGACGAAATGTCAAAAACACCCGCAAGCCTTGAAGACCTTGAGGCAAAGTTGACCGGAGCATCGGCCGAATTCTTGGTTGATCAACTAAAGTCAAAAGTCTCAATTGATGAGGCAAAAGATAACTTCATCAAAACATTGCAAGCGAAGAACCAAAAGCTCCAGGCTGAGGTTGATAATGCAAAGGCAATGGAAGATGAGGATGAAGAGGAAGTCACCGCCGAGGAACCGGAAGAGCCGGTTGTGAGTGGTGTCACGGCCGAAGAGATCCTCGCTGTTCTCCAATCCATGCTCGATCCAGGCGATGAAGAAATGGTCGCCGAGGAAGAAGAAGAAGAAGTCGAAGCAATGGAAGACGATGAGGCTGTTGCAATGGACGATGACGAGGCAGAAGCCAACAGCGAAGAAGATGTCACGGCTGAGCTACTAGCAAAAATTGCTGGTCGATTGAACTCAAAAAAGACAGTTGCAAAAAAGAAGCCAACCGCCAAATCAAAACAAACTGGCAAATGGAACTTCAAAGGTGCTCGTGCTGTTCGAACCTCAACCGCAAACGCGGCGGCCGTTGCAAAGATCACCGCAACCGCTCATGTCAAAAAGTTGGTTGATGCTCGGATGAAAGAAACCGGCAAAAAGAAGCATGAGGTGATTCGGGCGATCTTCAAAGAGGAACCAAAACTTCACGATCGATACCTTGCAGAGGCAAACGCCTCGAAGAAGTAATCCATCCTTCGAGTCAATCAATCTTTCAATTTTGCAAATCAAAAAATTCAAGAGGTTCAAACAATGTCACGAGTAAATGATACCGGGAAATTCTCAGCACTTCCGGGCGCAACCGCGATTCCGCTTTATTCACGAGTGAAGCAAACGGCCGCCGGTGTTGATCTGGCAGGTGCAAACGATTCAACCTTCGGTTCTGCGATGCGAGCGGGCTACGCTCCCGATGCAACGCGAGATAACTTCCAGGAAGAAATGAGCGTCAAAATGGCGAATGCTCCTGGAACTCACTTCGCGATTGCAAACGCAGCGATCACAGCCGGAGCAGAATTCCAAGGCGCGGCAAGTGGTGAGATTGCTCCGTTGGCCGGCGGTAAAGCGATTGGCAAAGCAATCGAAGCCGCGACAGCCGATGGAGATGTGATCGAGGTTGTTTATTATCCCGAATCAACAACCGGGTTGGCAACTTTCGCTGATCCTGGAGATGCGGGCAACATCGATGTGACATTGAGTTCATACGTTCAATTGGTCACCGCCGGAGCAGAAACGCGAACGCTTGGTGACCCAGCTTCGGCCGGTCAACTGCTAACAGTGACCATGCTCACCGATGGTGGCGATGCGGTTGTGACTTCTGACTCACCAGTAAACCAAACCGGAAACAACACTCTGACTTTCGGAGCAATTCTGGACACGATTACGCTCGTTGGAATTGCTGATGGTGCGTCATCTTATCGATGGTCCGTTGTCGGGAACGATGGCGTGGCATTAACAACCGTTTAATCCGTTTCACTAAAAAAAAGGGAGTCGCGTCAACGACTCCCCCAATTCAACATCTGAGCAATTCAGCCCAAACGTCAAACCTAGCATTTTGATTCTGGCTGAACAGCTCTTTGAAATCAACATTCAAAGGAGTTCTTTCGATGCCTAAGCCATCAACACAGTTAAGCCGAAGCCGGCCGGACATTGCCGAATCAATGCTTGAGTTTGATCTTCAAGCGAACAATAACAAGATGATTGCAACTCAATTGTTGCCAGTCTTTGAAGCAAACGCACAAGCTGGAAACTTTGGACGGATTCCGCTCGAATCGCTCCTTGAAGAGTCAAAGACCGACCGTGCAAGCGGTGGATCTTATGGCCGAGGCGATTACGAATTTGAGGACGTGACCTTCGCAACGAAAGAGCAAGGTTGGGAAGAGCCGGTTGACGATCGCGATGCAAAAATATACTCAGATTATTTTGATGCTGAGATGATCGCGGCCGATCGAGCACGTGCGAAAATCTTGGTCAATCAAGAGAAGCGAGCGGCTGCCATTACCTTCGGAAACGGATCGATCAACACGACCGCCGCTGGAACCGTATGGAGCACCGCAGCAAGTGCAACTCCAGTGACCAACGTGGAAACGGCGGTCCAAGCTGTATGGGCTCGAACGGGCATTTGGCCGAATGCGATCGTGATGAGCTACCTGCTCTTCCGCGAATTGCGTCAATGTGCCGAAGTCCTTGATCGGATCGAATCTTCTGGTGCTGGTGACCAGACGCGAGCCTCGGACGTGACCGTTGCACAATTGGCCGCCGTATTCGATTTGGATTATGTTCTGATCGCCGGCGGTTCTCGTAACACTGCCAAAAAAGGCCAAACCGCTTCCGTTGCTCAAATCTGGGACAAAACAAAGTGCATGGTTGGTGCAGTTGCAACTGGTCAAGACTTGCGAGAGCCTTGCATCGGACGAACCTTCCATTATTCAGATGATGGATCGTCAATTGGTGGAACGGTTGAATCTTATCGTGAGGAATCATTGCGGTCGGATATCATCCGTTGTCGACATGAAACTCAGGAAAAATTGATCTACCCAGAAGCGGCGGAAATTATCACCGGTTGCTTGGCGTAGTTTCAATTTTTCAACAGTTGTTTTTCAAAACTTGCGGCGATGACTACCGAATTTGACGGATATTTTGCAGACGCTTTTGATGACCTTACGCGGGTGATGGGTGAGACTCTCACTTATCGGCCACGGGCAGGAGGCACAAGAGTAATCACCGGGATCGTCAACCGGGATCCGCCGCAAGTTTTTATTTCAAATGAAATCGTGACACCGACGCTCATGATCTCAGTTCACCATGATTCGACCACGGGAGTTGTTTATTCCGAGATCGACGCGGGTGATCAAATCGACGTTGCGGTGAAGCCAGGGGCGACGCCCGAAACCCGGCTGATAACAAAAGTCGAATCTTCTGACGGCGGCGTGACAGTTTTAGTCGTGCGGTAATCTCAAATCAATAACGGTGTCCACATGCAAACAACATTCGAAGTCAAAGGCAATGGTCTTGATTCGTTGATGAATGTGCTGACTGAAACGCCAAAGAAACTACCGGCTGAACTTGCACGACTTTCAAACAACATTGCCAAAGAACATAGAAAATCAATTGCCAAAGAAGTTCGAAAGCATGTATTGATTCAAAACAAAGGCGTGTTGAAATCGATAAATATCACAAAAGAAGCTTCGAAAGGTTCTTTTGATGCACGGCTGAAACTAAAAAGATCGGAGCGGCCATCATTGAAATACTTTGGAGCACGACAAACCAAAGCGGGTGTAACATACAGGATCAGTAAAAAGCGATCCAAGAAAACCATTAAAGGGGCATTTGGGCCAAAAATTCCGAGACTCGGCGGCAATGTTTATTCGCGAACAAGCAAAAAGCGACTTCCGATTCGAAAGCTATATGGTCCGAGCGTTCTTGGCGTTTATCTGAGAAATGATTTATTGCCATGGTCAAAAGAACAACTTTCCGACGAACTTGGAAAGCAAACAGCAAAGCGAGTCCGAGCCATAATCGTCAGTCAGATTAAGAAACAAGGTCGGGTTGAAGGTTTGAGCACCGAAATGATCAACAGCCGAATCAAGCAAAGGTTAGGTTGATCATGAGCGTTATTAGTGATTTTGTGGACGTGATCGAGGCCCGGTTGTCTTCCGTGGCCGGTGTCTCGGTCATCGTCCCCACAAGACAAGCAGGCGATGCCATTGACGACAAAACCGTGACGATCAAAACGCGGGATGTTGAAGAATTGCCGGAGTTTGATCGGCCAGGTAATCCGCCAGCAATCGGCAAAATGTTGCCGGTCGCGGTCACTGGTCTTGTCATTCCAAGCGAGCTTGCAGCTACACCGACACCGTTTCATGAAGCCGCGGCCGATCTTGGCACTAGTTGCCAAAATGCAATCACAAGCCCAGTTAATTGGCATACGTTCGGCGGGAATTCAATCGATGCGATAGTTGGACCGCTGGCATTCATCGAACCGGACGACGAAGAACCCGGCGCTTTTCAATTTACAATTCAAATCAAATATCGCGTTGACGAAACCGATCACAACAATCTAAGGGCGTAAAAAAATGGGATTACTAAAACGAAAAACCTTGATGGCGGCCAAGATTGAAACGACCGCTTACACGGCTGAATCACTCGCAAACGCTGATTCGAGTTTCAATTTTTATGATGCTTCGATCAAACCAGCGATTGAAATCAATCAGCGAATGGCTTTGTCGAACTTCTCAAAACGCAAATCAACCGCAGGACCGAGATCGGCCGTGGTGACGTTCAAAACTGACCTGGTCGGAAACGGTGACGGTGCTGCGCCGCCATGGGCTGATTTGCTTTTTCCTGCTTGCGGCTTTGTCAAATCGACAAACACGTTCGGGCCCGTTTCTTCGGCTCCTGGTGCTAATGGTGTCAAAACGTTGACGATTGCAGTCTATGAAGACGGCCGAAAGAAACTGGCTAAAGGTTGCATGGGAACTTTCAAGTTTGTCGGCGAATCCGGTAAAGACATGATGATTGAATGGACGTTTACCGGTTGTTACGTTCAGACGAACGATGCCAGCATGTTGACGCCGACTTATCCGACCGGTGTTCCGCTTCGTTTTGCCGATGCAACGGTTGCACTCGGATCGCATACACCATGCTTGCAAAAGCTTGAAATTGACGCTGGAAACAATGTTATCTTGCGAGAAGACCCGGCCGACTCATCTGGTTACAAAGGCGCGATTGTCACTGATCGCACGGTTGTCGGAACGGCTGACCCAGAAGCACAACTTGTCGCGGGATATGACACGTTTGGTAAGTGGCTCGCGAACACCGAAGAGGAATTTTCGGTTGTGGTTGATGACGGAACGGATGTGATCACAATCACCGCGCCAAAATGCGAGATCACAAACATTGACGACGGAGACCGAAACAGCTTGCGAACTGACCCGATCACATTCCAAGCGAATTTGGATTCGGCCGGCGATGACGAACTCACAATTGCATTCTCGGCTTCGTAATCGATTCACAATTTCACAATTCACAATTCACATTTTGCAAACGGTAACCACAAATGCCAAGAGCAACAAACCCAAATTCAACAATCGAGATCGTTCTTGATTGTGACAAAGACCAGACACCGCAAGCCAAGTTTCTCTTTCGACCGCCGGTGATGGCAGACGAAGAGGCTCTTGGTTCTGCTTTTGATATTCGAGACAAGGATTCAGCTACTCTCACAGAATCGGTCACACAAGCAATCGAGACTTGTTTGATCGGTTTTGAAAATTGCGGAAAGTTTGAATTCGGAAAGAATCGAATTTGTGAATTCTTGAGCGCGGCGGAGGGTTTCGAACTCGTTTCAAAACTTCTCTCATCCGGCCGATTGGATTCAGACGAAAAAAAAAGTTCCGAGTCGCCAGTCTCATCCGAGGCGGATTGATTTGTAAAAGTTGCTCTTCGAAAGAGTGTTGTGAGAAATATCAAAACCTTGAAATCGAGTGTCCTGAATGTGATGGCACTGGCTGTGATTCTTGTAATCGCGGGCGGTTCAACCTTTCAGAATGTCCACAGAAATTCATCGGTGATTACATTTCCACTTTTCGATTGGTCGATCTTTTTCAGAAAGGAATTCCGCCGGTTGCAGGAGGGGCATTGAATCAAACCATGTGGTTCATTGATGCCGCCGCCACGTTGAAAAATGAAGACGCAATCGTTGAGGAAGAATTGACAAATGGCAACTGAATCTGTTGAACTAATCGTTGGAGCAAAAGACAACGCTTCCGCCATACTTTCAAAAGCGGCTGGAAGTCAAAAGCAGTATGAACGGGCTTTGACCGACACGGCCGACACTTCCGCGCGTACAACCGCCGCACTTGCAATCATGATGCAATCGATGGGCGGATCGGAAGTTGGACAAATGGCAAGCGGGATCATGCTGGTCAAAGCAAGCCTTGACGCTTTACGAGCCGCCGAAGCTGAAAATGCAAGCGGATTCGAAAAACTAGCAGCAAAAGCAAGTTTATTTTTTGCCGCGTTTCAAGCTGGTTACATGATCGGCGATTTTTTCAGTGGTGCGAAACAAGCGGCCGAAAAACTCAATCAGGAAATGGAACGATCAAAGCAATTGATTTCTGGAATCAATGATGCTCGGTCGCGGCGGTTGTCGGATGAACAATTCGAATTGAGTCTGATCAAGAATCCAGATGCTCAAATTGCACAATTGAAGAAGTTGAGAGACGCGGCCGACAAGGAAGCACGCGGAGCACAAAAGAACGCTGAAGACGCGCGGGCATCATTTGAGGTTTACAACACGTGGGAGAACAATTGGCTGAGGATCAATAAGTCGGTCCAGATCGCAGAAAAAGAACGATGGGAAAACGCCAAAATAAACGCGGCGAAATTTCGAGCGGAATTATTGTCTCTCAATACCCAACTCGAACGAGCGGAAAAAATTCAATCGTTGGAGAAATCACGGGCGATCAGCGAGGAAATCAAGAAGACCGCAGCACAAGCGGCCGAGGAAGAGAAGAAACGCCAGGAAGCATTACAGAAAGCGGCTGAGTCGCAAGCTCAGAAAGATGAGGGGTATTTAAACAGCTTACGTGAGCAACTCATCCTACTCCGTGATGGATCGGCTGCCGCTCAGAAGTTCAAAGATGCTCAAGCGGGAATTGGATCAGCGGCAATCAAGGAAGGGCAGGAATACCGGCGGCAGATTGAATTGCTCACCAAAAGAAACGAACTCCAACAACGAGCCAAACAGATCACCGAAGCGAATTTGTCTCCACTCCAAAAATTCCGCAAGGATTATGAGGAACTCGCAAAACTCCAGGTGGGGAATTTGATCTCTGGTGACACGTTTTCGGCTGAACTCACACGGTTAAAGAAGCGGTTGACATCCGGAGCCGGTGGAAATGACAAGATCCAACAGAGAGCACAATTGACGCAGGAATCAAGCCGGTTTCTTTCGCGGGCTCGCGGTTCCGATCCGATTCAACAGCAAACGGAAAATTCGAAAAAGCAAGTTGAACTTCTCACGCAAGCGAAAAAGGTCTTTGATCAAGTGAATCAAAAGCTCGCGAGCATTCAATCGAACACCGCGAAACAACCGAAGGTGCTCAACTAATGTCAGTCACAACAGTCACCCGAACATGGTCGAGCGAATCCGGAACATTTTCAAAGGAGTTGTCATCCGATGACCTCGGCAGCGCTGACCACATCGAGATGTATGATGTGATCGTGGATGATCCTGCGAATGACAACGCATACACGGTCAAAGCGGATTCCTCGGTTGTTCAGATCGGTGAGCAACTGGGATCTCTGTTCCTCTGGTGCACCAATGTTGCCGCGACTCGCGAATCAACCGTGTTGTTCAAAGTCGTTGTCACTTATAAATCGATGCCGGGCGATCCGAGTGTTGACAATCCATTGAATCAACCGGCGATCGTGAAATGGAAAACCGTCAAAGCAAATGGCGAGATCGATGAGGATGTGAATGGAACAGTGATCGCAACTCCCAACGGCGAACCAGTGACCGGAATCACCCGTCCGTTTTCCGATTTGGCGGCCACGATATCTCAACCATTCGCGTCATTCTCACCGAGTTCATTTTACAACTTCATGGATCGAGTGAATTCTGATTCATTCCTCGGATGGGCTCCTGGAACGGCAAAGGTTGATGACATCGCGGCCGATCCGAACTCATTTGAAATCAGTGGATCAACGGTCAATTATTACGATGTGACGGTGACGGTTTTGTTCAGGAATCCGATCAGGACCACGGCCGCGAAAGCATGGTATAACCGGCGGGTTCTCAAAGGATTTCTGATCACCGATGGGAATGGTGACATTGTTCATGCGACCGACGAAAACAAAGAGTTCGTGACCTCTCCGACATTCCTGGCCGAAGATGGAACGGAAGTCACAAAAGACAACGCGGTTTGGGTTGAGGATCAAATTTTCGCAAGTGTCGCATTTTCTGGAATGGGGTTTAGATTCTGATGAGTGGAAACGACGGAGTAAACTTTTCGGAGAAGCTCGCGCGAGACGTGAAGACCGCAACCGGTTTAGTTCTTGGCAACCGTGGAAATGAAACGGTCCAGGCATTTGGAAGGACCAACAATCGACAGGCGAGATTCTACAAAGCACCCGGCGGAGGGATCGCGGCTCCTACGAATTCCACAACACCAAGTTCGGCGACTTGCACGTTGATGAAATGGAACGCGGCTGGAACTGCGATCGAGGCAACGAACACAACAGAGACGGTCTATTCGTTCTCAGCTTACGCGGCGGATTCGATCTTCCAAGCGAAGCAAGTTGGAGGAAAGATTTTTGCGGATCCGACCGGTGGTGATTTTGAAATCCCTGCTGCACCACTAATACTTAACACAACTGATTCCGGGATTTTCGATAACGACATAACAACCACAAAAGCAGTTTTTAAACTCCAACTCCAAGACACGCCATCGCTTTGGACTGATTATTGGGAAGCAACCGCTTCTGGAAACACAGCCGGGAATATAAACATTAAATTGGCAGGTGCCTATGTTGTTAATGTACCTTTTACTATTTACACATCGGGTTCAAAAGGAACGCAAGTTGAACTAGATGTTGTTGGTGGCTCAAACGTATTTGCGTACACCACAGACACCCCAGCAGACGCAACTATTGAATTATGGGCAACGGATGCAGGCAATGCGACATGGCCTGGAACATCTGGCGATGGCGTATTACTTGATAAGTGGAAGAACCTAGAGCCGCAGGTTGGGTTATCGCTTGCAAGCGGTGCAAACACTTATCGCAGCGGTTCGCTTACTTCAATGTTTGAATCAGAGGTTGATGATTTTGAATTGCAAGTTTGGCATTACGAAGCGAACAACACGACCGACGCAACCAACTTTTTATCGACAAGAAGCGGCGGCTGGATTCTTAGATTACCAAATTCGATTGACACCACATTCGATGGAACTGACCTTGGTTCCGTATCACCATAGGGACTGATTCAAATGGCCGCAGTAACAATGACACCCGAAAACGTTCGCATCGTATCGGGAACGGTGAAAGCTGGATTGACCGGCGGAGCAACTCTTGCGGCCGGGATTTTTGTTTATGCTGATTCCACCGCAGCCGGAAAGCTCAAAGCCGGCGGAGTTTCCACAACCGCACTTTCCACGATCGTTGGGATGCTTGTTGGACCAACGGCTGATGGAGAACCGGCAATCATTGCTTCCGATGGTGATGTGATCACCGGCGGTACTTTTGCAAAAGAGACTTGGTATTGCGTTGGAGCCAGTGGAATCATTCAACCGGTCGCTGATTTGAGCACCGGAAATAAGATCACTTATTTGGGTTACGGTTTGGATAATGGGAATCTGAAAATTTCGATTCACGTGACCGATGAAGCCGCGGCTTGATTCTGACACCACGAAACATGGTCGCCGTGTTGATCCACCGCCAAAATCCATTCTTCTCCGGTTGGCTTGTGTCGTACCGTATCCCCCGCACGAAATCGGCAGATAACAATGCCATCAACCGGAGCGGCATTTGTCGCGTTTTCTGGACTCATAGTTTTTCTCCTGCCGCCCGGTTATGGCGGGCGTTATGCGGACGGAATCACCCGAAACGCTACGATGTTCATGTAGTAATCTTCCGACTGATGCACCCACGAAAAATGCTTCGCGATGCCTGTTGTATCGTTCTCTTCTGGTTGAGAAGAGAACTTAACTTCAACCTTAATATTATCACTAACTGGTTGCTTGCCTCCTCGCCAACGTATCCATTTTCCCGGTTCTGCTTTGATTTCGCTCGGACACTGACCACCAACCGCAACACCATCTCTCATTGAATACGCAATTGGCGTTCGCTCACCGAGGTCCGACCGTAGCAGATACCGCAAGCATTGCTCTGCTTGCCAGCACTCACTATCGGTGCAACGGCAAATGTCGTTCGCAATCGCCGCATAACAATGCCGTGCAACGGAGCCGGACTTGCGGCTGTTTTCTGTACTCATCATTTTCCTTTCGCACCCGGTGATCGCAGGCGTTACGTGGATTCCGATTGCGGCTTCCGTCCACGGCTGGGCCGATTATTGGCCCACTCTTTGGCGCTGGCAATCTCTACCAGTCGCGTCCCGCCGCAGGTTGAGACGTTTACTATCTCGCCACGATCGACCGCCGATTGCAGCGTTGTCCTTGGGACGGAGACGGCTTTCGCCGCCTCTGTCTCTGTCCCGTATTTCGCTGGGTGGATCATTCGGCCACCACAGCTGCGAATGCTTCGGCAGTCAGGATGCGCAGGCAATCATGTTCTTGCCCAAACTCGTCGCAATCCACGTAGGCAACTGCGTCGTATCCGTCAGCGATCGCTGCGTAGATGTCTGCCTGTCTGTCGCATGGCCACTCCTGATTGTCGATTGCTTCCCGCATTTCTTCGTCGGTCATTTCGACGGACATTACTGTCAGCAGGCTTTCTTCGATCGTGACCTTTTTCACGTGTGGCCCGTATGCTCGGGCGTTCGACTCCGACTCAGTAAAGCAAATCGCTGGGTAAAAATTCAATTCTGCGTTCCGTGATCCGTTGTACATCGTCATGGCTATTTGTCCGATTTGTGTTCTGCGGCTCGCGTCATTCGCTTGCCTGACTATTGCATTATCGGCTATCTGCCGACAAAAGCAATAGCTAAATCTGCATTGTGCCAAAAATAATTCCAGAAAAGTGAATTTATTTTTTAAAAAAAATGTCTAGATTGATGTTGATTTTAAATTTTGCAGTGCGTATGATCAATCGAAATCAATCACGGCAAGCGACGGACGGAAACAAATGGAATCTAAGTCGCAAGGATTCGAAGGATCGGCCGCGATTGGTTTTTTAAGCTGTCAGAATTAACAAACAAACAAAAACCGAAACCGGTTTTAAACGTCTTGGCTCCTGACAGCGCCAAGGCGTTTTTTTTTTGGAAGGTAGCAAGATGAGCTATTTGATTTTTAGCATGGGAGGCTTTTTGCTCCTCCTGGCGATCGACATCGCAACGAGTCGAAACACGGTTGAACCTCAGACGGTTGATCTCGATCCGAATGGAATGCCGGATGATTTTCCAACTCGTGAGGATTTGGAATTCATGGAATTGATCACTGAGCCGAATCGTGATTTGGGGGATGCGTGAGATGGAATTGAAGCAAACGAACGAGCGGCCGACTGAGGGGCAATTTTTTGCTTGGTGGGAATACGAAGGAAGGATCTGGTGTTTCACACGAATGAGCGAAGACGGGTTCGTTTATCAATACAACTGCTCAAGGGACGGTTGGGATAAGCTAGAAAATGACGCCGAGGAGGGATTGAATGTTTCGTACTTTGTTCCAATCAAACGCGAAAAATACGAAGTCCACGACGCGAACGGTAAGTATTACCAAAGCACGAATTCGAAAGAAGAAGCGATTGCCCAGGCTCGGCAGATCAAAGGGACCATCCTCCGATTTGTTGAAGATGGGACGGTGGAACAATGATTGTTTGGGACATCGAGACAGGACCGCTCGACAAATCAACCGTCCTCGCACGAACACCGGATTTTAAGCCACCAGAGCGACCGGGTGATTTCGATCCATCGGCCGTGAAACTCGGCAACTTGAAAGACGAGGCGAAGATCGCAGCAAAGATCGAAGCTGAACGTGAGAAGCATGATCGAACGGTTGCGAATTATGAGAAGAACATCGCAGCCGCGAAAGAGGTCCATGAATCCGAAGCAATGGAAAAGGCGGCACTCTCGCCGATCACGGGTGAGGTTCTGGCTATTGGGTACAAATCGGCCAAAGGGACTCTCATGCGAATCGCTGGTCAAGATCACGACCGATTAACGGAAGCGGATTTGATTTCTGAATTCTGGGAGCGATATCAAAATTGCATCGCGCCGGCTCGGAAACTGGTCGGCCACAACATCTTTGGATTCGACCTTCCATTTCTCATCAATCGCTCGTGGGTGTTGGATATCACGGTTCCGAAAGGGGTGATTGATCGAGATCGATTTTGGAACGAGCGGATCTTTGTGGACACGATGAAACGGTGGTCACTCGGACGATATGGCGAATGGGTGAAACTCGACACTCTCTCTCAATTGTTCGGTGGAACTGGAAAGCCAGAAGGAGTGACGGGCGCAATGTTCGCGGACCTGATCAAAGGGAATGAGGAGGAGAAGAAAGCCGCCGTGGATTACCTCTTCAACGATTTGGAAATGACCTGGAAAGTCGCGGTTGCGATGGGGGTGATGTGAGATGGATGAGATGACCAAGGAAATCGAATTCCTTCTTAGTCAAATTCTAGGCAACGCAAATAAATTAACTCAATTGCTCTCAAGTTTTTCGCGGGAAATCGACTCCATAGCAAAGCGGCCGTTGGCTGAAATGAGCCTCTCGGAAAAAGTAAAACTTGCAAGACTTCTAATTAGTTTCAACAACAAAAAAACAATAACGGATCAAACCAAATGACAACAAACCAACTTATTGCATACGACAAGATCGACAATGTTCCGTCTTTCGTGGAATCACTCGGCCGATCAATTGCACTCTCCAAAATGTTCGGATGTGAATCGGAGGAACAAGGTCACATTATGGCGCTCGAATGTATCGCCAAAAAAATGCCGCCGCTCTCGATCGCTGAAAAGTATCACTTGATTCACGGCAAACTGAGCATGAAAACCGAAGCAATGCTCGCGGATTTTCGCACGGTTGCCAAAGGGATGCACCGAGTGATTTGTAGGACACCGGACAAGGTTGCGATCGAGTTGATCACGGCCGACCGGCAATCACACGAATTCGAATTGACCTGGGCAGAAGCGAAGCGAGAGCCATTCGTTTACGAGGGCAAGGAATCAACCGTGGTTGAACAGATCAACAGCGGCAAGATGGACAAACTGAAACTCAAAGCGAAGTATGCAACCGATCGATCGCGGATGCAAATGCTCTGGGCGAGACTGGTGAGTGATTCAATCCGATGTCTCGCTCCGGAAGTGATTTGCGGAACCTATACACCGGAGGAGGTGAGCGACTTTGACCAAATTCCGGAGGAGATCCGAAACGATCAGCCGGTTGAGTCGGAAGCGATCGAGGAAGCGGAGGTTGCAACAAAGCCAACCGAAACGACTGAAACGACCGCCGGAAACATCACATTCGAAACCACGGTTGAACCAGAGAAGGAAGAGAAACCGGCTGAACCATTCGATGAGAACACGGCCGAGTCCATGAGCAACAACGATCCGTGCCTATCAACTCAGGTGGACATGATTAAAGACGCTCTCTCAGTGGCAAAACAAACGAAGGGACTTGAGGACATTGTCGGCCGGGTGAAAGCAAAGCTCATCCAGCATGGACTCAACAAGATCGCGGATCTCACATACGGCGGCGCGGCTTTGCTCTTGGAATCAATCAACAAAAAACACATCGAAGCATTTTTTGAAGCGGACCTCAAAGCACACGGAGGAACGGAAAAAAACTGAATTGGCGAACTCGGCTGATTGTTGAACAACCGATTTTGCAGCAACTCACAAAACGGTTTTCAACGGATGAGATTTGGAACGCCGGGATTGAAACACTCGGCTATCCGCCAACCTGGAGCATTCGAACGGTGGATGTTCTGGCAATCAAAAACTTTTTAACTAGGAAGAATTAAATCATGGAATTTGAAGCACCAGAAGAACTCGGCGGAAGTGGAAACTATCTATCCGAAGCCGGAACGTATCACCTCGCAATCAATCACATTTGGGAAGGAACTGGACCGAAAGGAGGAGTGATCCAAGGTTTCTCGGTTGGGTTCCAGGTTCTTGCGGGAACGGTTGAGGATCAAGAGAAGAAGGAGTTGAACATCTCATTTTTCAATCCGAATCTCAATCACTCGGAAGTTGCTCAAAAGATCAGCCGGCAACAGCAAGCAGCGTTTTTGATTGCAAGTGGTTTGATGAAACCGGCCGACCTCGGAAAGAGGGTTTCAATCGATCTCAACAAGGCAATTGGTCAACAAGTGATCGCGACATTTGAGGAGAACGAATACAACGGCAACGTGAATTTGCGGCTGAGGTTCTCGGACATCTGGCACGTTGACGATCCGCGTACAAAGAGTTTTCCAAAGGATGCGGATTCGATCGGGATGCTGCCAACCTATGCGAGAAAAGGTGAGAGCTATTTTGCACCGCTCAAAGCCGGAAAGAAAACAGCCGCCGAGCAACCGGTCGCAAGCGGAATCACACAATCGGATTTGGACGAACTATAGACCGCAAAGAGGCAGGTCTTCAGGGGCTCGCGGGTGCTGGTGTTGTTTCAGTTCCTCTCCGCTCGCGGGCTCCTGGTGAATGGAAATTCAAAACGGAGCCAACCATGAAAACACTCAGACACACAATCGACGCGATGAATCGGGATATCAAACGAGCGAGGGAAACACTCCAAACGACCAAGGATTACGCGGCTCAAATTCGTTGCAGATCCTTGATCAAAAAGTTCTCCACCGTGGTCATCAAACTGAAGAAGGCAGTTAGGGAAATCGAATGTCAGCTTGGACGCATCGGCCAATAACGGCGGAACAGGAATTCGAATTAATCGCGAAAGCCAAGGAGGGCTGTAGCGATTCAATGAACCGATTGTTTGAGGGGCACTTTCCCTGGTGGGTGAAGCAATGCTCAGAGTTCCTCAAGCATCGTTTCATCAATTCGGCAATTGGCAACGAATACCGAGGCAATTATGAGATGGACGAATTGCTCTCCATTTGCTTCATTCAAATGCGACGGTCGGTGATGATCTTCGACCAGTCTCGCGGAAACCGGTTGCTCACTTATTGCGGATTCAATTGCTGGAAATGGTTTCACGGTCGCGAGCGTGTGGAATATCGGCCGATTATGATGGTCGATGATGAATACCTAAAAGACACGGCCGAGATTCCAGATCCAACGGTTGAGTTGATCCATAAATTTAATGCGGAACAATACAAATGGATTGTGAAAAATGCAGTTGAAACGATGTTGCACGGACGAGAGAAGGAAATCATCCAGAAAAGATATCTCAACGACCATCCGCAAACGCTGAAATCGATCGGCGAGGATTTAGGAATATCAAAGGAGCGGGTGAGACAGATCGAGCGAGAGTCAATGGCGGCTCTCATGCGGTACTTCGAAAAACACTATCCGTGGTTGAGCGGTGAGATTCGCGGGGAAAATTTATGAACATTGCAAACGGAAGATTGCAGGAAATAACCGCCGTGTTCATCGATGAGAGGTTTAGGTTTTCAAATCCATCGGGTGATGTGATCATCGGTGAGATTGAAACGGATGATTTGATCAGCGGCGGATTATCGATTAAGGGCGAGGCGGATGTTGGGGAGTTGATACCGTTCCAAAAGTATACGTTTTATGGCAAATACTCATCATACAAAAACAAGCGAACGGGAGTGATTGAGAAGCAATTCCACTTCAATTCATTTGTCGAAACTGAACCGGCCGGCCGCAATGGGATCATTGCTTACATGGTTCAGGCTGGACAAGGCAACCGGATCGGAATGGTCACAGCTAATAAGATATTCGACAAGTTCGGAGAAGAATCACTTCGGATCATGCGAGAGGAACCGGAGACGATCAGCGGATTCACGCGGGTGCGATTGGACTATTGCGAATCAGCATCTCGATGGTTACTAGAACGAAAGAAGCTCGAACAAATCACCGTTCGAATGAATGAATTGATGAGCGGCCGAGGGTTCCCGAAGTCAACCGTGAAACGGGCGATCAAAGCATGGGGCAACAAAGCAATCCAAGTGATCAAGAAAGATCCATATCAGTTGATGGCCTTTCCTGGTTGTGGGTTCAAGCTATGTGACAATTTGTATCTCCACCTCGGACTTCGACCAGATCGTTTAAGGAGACAAGCATTCCTGATTTGGTATTCGCTCGCAAGTAATTCCGATGGCCACACGTGGTTTGATGTCAACCAGGCAATCCAAGGATTGAACAACCTCGTGGGATTTTCAGCACGACCAGCGGCGGCTTTGAAATTGGCAAAGAAGATTTGCAAGATTGACGATGGAAGACATGGAGCGATTGCGATTGAACGGGAATCGGAGGGTGGTGGTTCGATCGTTGAATCTGGCGGTCGAGTGATGGTCGCGGAAGGGAAAAAAGCAAACAACGAAATGAAACTTGCGAGATTGATTTCAGACGCAACGGATGAGGGTTGCAGATGGCCGGCGGTTGATGGAATAAAGAATTTGTCCGACCACCAGAGGATCAATCTGGAAGCATGTTTGAAAGGTCCGATTGCGATTCTCGGCGGAAGTCCTGGAACCGGAAAAACTTGGACGGGCGCGAACCTGATCAAAGCACTAGGGAAAACGGTTGGATTGGGAAACGTGGCGGTGGCGGCTCCAACCGGAAAGGCAGCCGTGCGGATCTCGGAAGTCATGCACGGTCACGGATTGGAATTGACCGCAAAGACTTGGCACTCACTGCTTGGCGTTGGTGACGTTGACAAAGTCACCGGCCGATTTGGATTCAACCACAACGAGAAGAATCCGCTTCAATACAAGGTGATTATCGGTGACGAGTCATCCATGTTGGATACCGATCTCATGACCTCAGTGATCAAAGCCAGAGCGGTTGGAACTCAAATCCTCTTCCTCGGTGATGTGAACCAACTTCCACCAGTCGGCCATGGTGCTCCGCTTCGTGATTTCATTGCGGCCGGTTTGCCATACGGCGAATTGACGGAGATTCAACGAAACAGCGGCGGAATTGTCGAAGCTTGCGCGTCAATGCGAGACGGAGAGACATGGGGCGAGGGTGACAATTTGAAGATTGACAACGAAGGGGATCAAGACGAGGCAATTGTCAACCAGGTACATCACGCGGCCTCAAACGGATACGACCCGATTTGGGATTGTCAAGTTGTGGTGGCGGTCAATGAAAAGTCACCACTCAGCCGGAAGGCAATGAATGTGATTTTGCAAAATGAATTCAATGGATCGCCGAGGAATAAATTCTCACCATTCCGCCGAGGCGACAAGATCGTTTGTTTAAAGAATGGATTCTTTCCGCTTCACGATGGCAATGTTGATGTTGATGAGATTGACACCGACGAAGATGGCCGAGCGTACGTTGCGAACGGCGAACTCGCCAAAGTGGAAGATGTGGCGGAGAAGTTTATTATCGCCAGTCTGAAGAATCCGACGCGAGTGATCAAGATTCCAACCGGATCGGCAAGTGAGAAATCCACCGGTTGCAGTTGGGATCTAGGGTATGCGTTGAGCGTCCACAAATCGCAGGGTTCCGAATGGCCGGTTGTGATCGTGGCACTCGATGAATACCCAGGAGCACGGCGGATTTGCGATAGGAGTTGGATCTATACGGCCATCTCACGAGCGAAGGATTCATGCGTTCTAGTCGGCAAAAAATCAACAGCCGATTCGATGTGTCGGCGACAAAACATTTTGAAGCGGAAGACGTTCTTGCGAGAGAGGATTTTATTGAATGCCGCGAGGCGGGAATTGGTGGAGTTATGAAAGCAAGTACAGCCGCTGCAATGGCGAAGGCTCATAAAAGAGTGAATTTTATAATTGAAGTAATAGAAAGGACTGCCAAAAAAGGGAAAACGCAAGCCCAAGTTCAGATTACCGAAGACGGAGTCAGAGACATTTTGAAAGATTTAGGTTACCACCTAAGCGATGAAATTGATTGTGAAAATAACTATCGCGGAACTTATATCAGTTGGTGAAACCATGGCATTCAACGCAGCAATTGAAAAGATCAGATTACATTTCGGGATCACTCAACTCTCCGATTGGAATGATGTTCTCCCGGTTTGGATCCTCGATCTAGACGGAGTTGGACCCGCGACACTGGATCACGTTCGGATTTACCTGGCATTGAAAAACGTGACTTTGAAAGACGATCACACGCCGGAATTCTGGAAAGAAAAACTAGGCTCGGCAAGGATCGGAAACGCAATGTCGGATGATGATTTATTGGTCTCGGTTCCGTTCACAATCTTAGTTGACAAGATGGAGCAACAGCCATTTGGATTCGATTCAATTGTTCCCGATGTGACCGAAACCCCGGCGGATTTGAAGCAACGGGTGAAAGATGGTGAGATCAAGCAGAGTGATATCAAATTTTTGATACCTAAAAAATTCCGAGCGCTCGGTCCATCCAATGGCGATTATTCCGTTGATGGATTCGAGGGGCGGGTTCACATCGAACGAAAGTCCATGAACGACGCGCACGGAACAATTATTTCTTACGGTGATCGCCAGCGGAGATTCGAAAGGGAACTTGAAAATCTTTCGACCATGGAATCGTCGGCCGTGGTGGTCGAATGCTCCCTTGGGAGATTGATCGCTGAGACACCGAGCCACGGAAAGAAAACAACCGGTGAAAACAAGAGGATCATCCACCGGCGGCTCATCGCATGGATGCAGGACTATTCAGTTCCGTGGTTCTTTTGTGACAACCGGGATTTTGCCGAGGTGACAACCTTTCGATTCCTGAAACGATTCGTTCGCAAGGTTGCTGAGGCAAACAAGAAAGCAAAGAAGTCAGATGATGATTTTCTAAAGTCGCCGGAGTTGGTGACGTTGAATGACTTTTAATTGATTGGAGAATTGAGATGGAAGAAAAAGCGGAAGATGGGAATGAAGCGGCGGTTGCAACCGAGCGGTCGGAATCCGATTGCATCCTGGACAGAATTTGGAACGCGGAACTCGTCGTGAGATCGCGGGAATCCACGGTTGAAGAATTGAAAGAGGAATTGAAAGAGGCTCGCGCGGAATACGATGGAGCAGTCAAAGCGTTGAGACGATTGGCTCAAGCGAAGAATGAAAGCTGGCCGATCTTCGAGAGTAATGGTGGCAATGGTGGTGGTAATATTGGTGATAATGACACTCCTCCTCAGCCGGCCGAATTATCCATTGAACCGATCTCAGCCGATTGGAGACTGGAACCGATCGAAACTCTCCTTCAACCACCAATCGCGGGCATGGGTGCAAAGAAGGTGGAGTTGCTTGAGGATACCATTCCAACGCTCGGAGATTTTGAAGACCTCCGCGCAAAGGTCGGCCGTGAAACTGACACTCTGGCCAAGTTGCTACCCAAAGGATTTGGCGAAAAGATGGTTGATGAATTGGAAAACCGCCAACTTGAATATCTCGCGAAGATTCAGAAGGAAGAACCGCCGGCCGATCAATTGGAACCAGATCAGGAACCAATCACCAACTCCAACGATCCGGAATTAAATGAAGAAGATCGTCAACTCCTCAAGCGTCTTTCCGAGCTTGACCCAGGGACGGATGAGGATTGGACGCAATGGAAGCATGATTCCGATTGTTGGCAAGGTGGGTTTGATGCTGGCAACGCGGGTGAGGAAGTTGGTGTTTGCATCTATACACCAGGAGACAAACAGGATGATTGGTTGCGAGGTTGGTGCGCAGCAAACTCAGAGTGGGAGGAAGAGGAGATTGAAGGAGATGAAGAGGGAGAGAGTCAACCGTCTGATGAGGCTCCTATTGATAGGGCTCCCGTTGTAGCGACCGTGACCACCGAACTCGATGAGTTGTAAACCACAACAAAACCAAAGAACTCCTCCGCCGGTTGGTCACCTCGATCATCCGGCATTTTTTTGCCACCAATCAAACCGATAACGAAAAACCTCATGCAATACGACATCACGGAAGTTAAAAACACGGCCGTGAATCGATGGGGCGAGATATTCACCGCGCTCGCATCCATCAATTCAGCCATCCTGGACGGATCAAACCACCCGTGTCCGAAACACTGCTCACCGGATGCCGGCGGAAAGGACCGGTTCCGATTCATTGACAAAACAGATGGCTCCCTCTTTTGCAACCGGTGTTTCGAATCGAAGAATGGCGACGGAATCGCGGCGGTCCAATGGTTGCTGAACATCGATTTCAAAACCGCACTTCACAAAATCGCGGAATATCTCAACATCAAACCAAAGGGGAGGCAGAAAAAGAAAAACATCAATCCAACAAATGACCTTGAATTCCTCGACTGGAACTCACAACTCGCGAAATATTGGTGCAAAACGAAAGAACCAATCACCGAAGAATCGCTCATTAAATGCCATGCTAGGCAAGCTCTTTATAAATGCAATGGAGCACAAATCAAGGTGATTGCAATTCCGACATGGAGCGAATCACCCACGAAGCCAATCGGCTGGACTCTGTACGCGATCAGCGGCGGAACACTCCCCAAGCGAATTGGGAAGAAAGTGGAACAGGTGAAAGTCAAACTCACCTATGGATCAAAAGCCGGGTTGATTGGTCCGGAAATGTCACCCGATGCAAAGGAGATTTGGAAGACGGAAGGCCCAACGGACCTCCTGGCATTCCTTTCGATGGATGGATTGCCATCAAACGTCGCGGCTTTCTGTAATGCCAATGGCGCGAAGGAGGATCCATCACGAGCTTTCCAATGGTTGCCGGAAAAACTCAGCGGAAAGAGTGTCTATGTAATCCACGATTGCGACGAACCAGGGCAGGAAGGAGCGACCGAGATTCCGAGAACCGATGGATCCATTCGGCCGGGCTGGTGTCCCTTTCTGGCCGGTGGTGGTGGTGATGCTGATGGTCCGGCAACCGTGAGGAACATTGTTCTCCCGTATCCAATCGCGCCAACGAACGGAAAGGATTTGAGGGATTGGTTGGCCGAGGGTAATGGATACGAACAACTATCACATCTCACTTCAACCGCCGTGATCATCAAACCAATTGATCCGAAAGTTCTTAATGAGATCATCGAAGCGGAGGATGATCCACATCGGCTCGCGCGGGTGAATCTTGCAAGATACAAATCCTCCCATGATGGCCGGCTGATTTATTGGCGTGATGAGTGGTGGAAGTATAAGTCCGGATGTTATTCGAAGATTGAACCGAACGAGCTAAGGGCAAAATTGACCGCAACGATTCGGAAGGAGTTCGAAAAGTGCTTTCACGATCAGCAGCCGGAAGGGGACAAAGAAAAGAAGCCGATTAAAAAAGTGACGCGTGGATTGGTCACCAATGTGATCGGGGCAACGGAATCAATGGTCACTCAATCGGGCTCGATTGAAATGCCATCATGGTTACCAGATCGAACGCAAAGAAATTATCTATCGGTGAAAAATGGGATCCTAAATCTCGATGCACTATTTGAGCGGGATGGTGAGAATTGCTTTATCCCTCATTCACCGAATTGGTTCTCATCGCTCCGGCTGAATTACGATTTTGATCCAGAAGCGGAAGCGGCGGAATGGAAAGAATACATCAACTTTATCACTGAGGGAGATCAGGAGAAAATCAACCTCTTGCAAGAATGGGCGGGTTATCTCCTCTGGCCGAAGTCCGAACGGCAATCGTTTCTGGTATTCGAAGGCGAAGGTGGAACGGGAAAGAGTAGCTTTTTCGCTGGAATGGCGGCCATGCTCGGTGAGGAAAACATTTCCAGCCTATCGCTTGAAGACCTCGGAGATTCGTTTGGGCTCGCGTCCACGGTCGGCAAGGTTGCTAATATTGCTGGTGATGTTGGGACGATTAACGGGAACGAGGAAGCAATTCTAAAGCGGTACACTGGCGGCGATAAGGTGGAAATCCAACGAAAATTCCTCCCATCGCTATCCATTCGACCAACCGCAAAAATGATGATGGCGTGGAACACTCGGCCGCGATTTCGGGACAAGTCCGAGGGGCTCTGGCGGCGAATGATTCTAATTCCGCTCAATAACCAAGTCGGATCCAAGCGAGTTTTTGGAATGGATAATCCGCGATTCTGGGCGGCCGAGGCTCCTGGAATTATGAGGTGGGCGCTCGGTGGATTGAATCGACTACTGGACCAAAATAAGTTCTCGGAATGCAAAGCAACCACGGCCGCGATCGAGGAGTTTAAGAACGAAGTCAACCCGATCAAAAGGTTCTTTGACGATTGTATCAAGCCAACTGATCACGGCGCAATCGAGTCCCAGAGGATCTATCAAGCATACAAGCACTGGTGTCAAACGACCGGCCATCACCCACTTTCGGACGCCGCACTTGGTAAACAATTGAGGAAATTTTTTCCAGAAGTGGAGCGAAAAAGATTTCGAACGGGAAGAAAATTGGTTTGGAAATACGAAAGAATAATTTTTTCAGTTGAAGAAATTAACGGAATGAATGTGATCGAGAGCGATCTGTTCTAAGAAAAATTTTTTTGACGATGAAAAAATTTTTTTGAGTTGAAAAAAATTTTTTGAGAAATTTTCAACCGATGACAACCACCACCGCAAAACATGATGAAAAAGTCAAATGTTCCCAGAAAAGTTCCCCGATTTTCCTAGTGATTTTTTTTACTGGGAACACAGTTTGACCCCTATTTTTATTACCTTTTCTTCTTCTTGTTCCTATGTTCCTAGTAAATATAGATATATATAGGGAGAGTAAGAAAAGAAGAAAATAAAAAATAAAAAGAGGGTAAGAAAATAAATAAATAAAAAGAGAGTAATAAGTTAGAGCGTAAGTAGGAAACCCCTAGGAACGCGGGAACACTGAGAACAAATGGATTTTGAAAAATTTTTTGGTGAAACGAAAACTGATGAGAAAAAATTTTTTTTCGTCGGTGGAACGGAGGAAGAAAAAAAACCTCAGTCGCCGGATCGGAAAGTTGAGCAGGTGGAAGCGAAGGGCTCCGCCGACAGCACCACGGCCGATTTTTTGGAGGGGCGAGCGGAGGACGAAATCTCTTCCTCTCACATCTGCCCATCGTGCCAAGATTCCGAATGGTGGATTGATATCCATCTCGGCGGTCCACATTGCATCCATTGCAAACCTCCTCCGGCTCATGGAATGGTGAGGGAAAGATTTTTCTACGATGATCGCGGGAATCGATGGGGAATCACGGCCGGAAAAAAGATGGAAATTTGGCGAAAAGTTTGAAGAATTATGGATTAAATCGGATGCCAGATTTCAACTTCTCAATATCATTTTGTGTCGGATTTTTGAAATCACACGAACAAAAAATGATCACGGGTTGGTTGTGTCGATCGTCTCAAAATTATTCTCAAAGAAAGCCAAGGGGTTACTCAAGAGCCTGGTTGGCGCGAATAGCAAAAATCCGGTCACGATTGAGATCGATCGAGCATTCCGGTCAAAGGGTTTTGCAAAATCCTATGCTGATACTTTTGCTGCCTGGTACGTCGCTAAGAACGCATCACTGGCGGGCGTTGTCCAAGACGAGGTTCCCAATCGAGATTCAACCCGTAGTGAGTTGAGTTGTCGTGCTACGACGTTCACGACAAATCAGAGGTTTTCCGCTGGATCGGTTGTCACAGGGACAAGTAAAACGGCGTTGAGTGCTTTTATTTGGGTGAATCCTTCAACTCTGGCTGGTGACAAATCAATCATTGGAGAATTCAACACAACCGCTCAGCGTGGTTGGTTCATTCAATTCGACGGCACAAGTTTGCGAGTTATCGTATCGGCAGATGGCGGGATCGTTAACGCAAAGAGCTATGTAACTACGGCAACATTTTTAACTGGAACATGGTATCACGTTGGGTTTGCTTTTGCGGCTGGCGTTTTAACTGTTTACATCAATGGTAAGTCGGCGGCAGTTACTAAGACAGTTGATGGGACAGCATCAACAATCCATGATTCAACTCAGGTACTTGAGATTGGATCAAATAACGGCGGTGCAAATTATCTTGAAGGTTCGGCGGCTCACCCGTACATCAAAGAATCCGCACTAACAGCCGCTCAAGTGCGTGACCTTTATCTCGACGATCTAGCCAACGTCCCGACTCCCGATCACGCTTGGATTCTCGACGGTGACAACGCTTGGACGATTGCGGGGAGTTCCGTTCTATCACCAAGCAACACGCCAACGAGATCGGAGAGCGAAGACAATCCAAAATCGTCCAATGATTTTAACCACGCTGGCTACACAAATAACGCTGGAACGATTGCACCTGCTCAATGGGGATCAGCGGCAACCGACGCACAAGGAAACACGCTCCAATACACGGGACAAGTAGCTCGAAATGGGCAGCTAGAAGATGGGCCTTGCGTGGATTTGGATGGAGTGAATCAGTATGGAGTCATCACCAACACGGACGATTACAGCGGCGAAGATTGGGTGTTGAAATGTCGTTTCGTCGTGAATTCTTTAGTGGGAATTGAAAATGTTTTCTCGCAAGACGACGGAGGGGGGACTGGGAGAAGTTGGTTGTACCGAGAATCAGGTACTCTACGTACTGCTATTGGCGGGGCGGTACAGACGTTTTCGAACACTCTATCCGCCGCAAAAGAATACTACGTTGAACTTGAAAAATCATCAACAACGATAACGCTGCGAACCACGAATTTAACGGATGGATTGGACGTACAGACAGATTCCGTAACGGCAACAATGGAATTGGCCACTGGGAATCTCAATCTGGCGGTTAATAAGATCGGGACGTATTTATTTGAAGGTAGAATCTGGGGGCTCGAACTCGACTGCACAACCGATTCGAGCAAGTCTTTCACCATTCCGATCAGCGAAGAATCTGGAACCAAGTCATTCGACATCTCCGGCAACGGAAAAGACATCAATTGGCAGAATTCACCGAGTCTTTCTGGCACTCAAGATTCCTATTTTCATGGTGAGGCGGTTGGCTATTCACTATACGAACACGCCAGCACAGCGGATATTCTAGTACCGCTCAAATCTGATGGGACAGCATTAACAATCACACCACCAAGCGGCTATTCAAAAACGGGTGATTATCCAGCGGGACCATACCACAATAACACCCAAGCGACTTTGCGCGGCTATCTAGCAAATTCGGACAGTGAAGCGGATATTTATTTTGGAGCGAGCTTTAACGGTTCAAGCTCGGTTATCAATCTTGGCGATATCGGAAACACGACAGAAGCTGAATTTGATTTGTACGTCCCAAATGTGACGGGAACAAAAGCATTAATCCAACTTGCAAGCGGTGATTATCTGCAATTGAACGCAGCGACAATTGAAGCAAACGACATAGCTGGTGCGACTTTTTACGTTGACGGTGTTGCGGGAACGACCATAGCAGCCACGACATGGCAAACGGTGAGAGTGACCTACACAACCTACGATTCAACAGCGGTTTTGATTGGCAATCAGTCAACCAGTTTCTTAACCGGATACGTCAAAAATCTTAAGTTCAAAAACGCTTCTTCCGATGTTGCGATTCTTCCGCTCTATAAAGACTCACTAGATCGATCTAGCAATTGCAATCACGGAACAGAAACCGATATCACTTATCTCAATAATCCAGCTACCGAGATAGCGGCACTCAACCCAACTATTGCCGGAACTGAGACGCTCGCGGTGACTGACGGCAATAAAAAACTTATCCTATTAGGCGCTAAATGAGCAACCCAAAAATAACAGGTCTGACTTCGTTCTACTTGGCAGCATTGGCAGACGATCAACATTCAATGAACGGACTCGTCAAAATGCTTTCTGCTCTTGATCCAAAATTCGAGGGTAAGTATTTCACGTATGAACCGCAAGACGTTGAATTGTTTCTTTCTCAAGTGAGCGTTCCAACTGCTTTGGGGATTGCAGCGACGGAAGGCATCTTGTCATTCACTGGTTATCCACTTTGGATCAGTGCAACCGACGCGACCGCTCAAGTTCCGAGCTATTTTCCGCAGTCGGTGAAGTATGCGGAGGATGACCTCGAAGCGGAAACCCCAATTCAGAAAACCTTCTCTGAATGGGTGATCGACCAAAACCATGATCTATACACAATCGATGGTGTGACGTTCGGGGGTGACTTCTGGCGGCATGGTTTGGACTTCGCAAGCCAAGTTTACGCTGATGCGAATTACGGGTTGCTGGAAGATTCTGACGCAAAAGCAAAGATCGCCTCTCAGGGTGTTTCATAAAAAAAAGCCCCGTAATGAGTCTGCAAACTCGCGGGGCTTCAAAATCACGTTCAATTATTAAGTCGAAAAATGGAACAGAAACAGGACAGTAGATTGAACAACTTTTTGGAAGATTCGAAGGTGAGATTTGCGACTCTAATTTTCGTGGTTGTGTTTATCCTTGGGACGATCACGGGACTCTGTCTGTTCATCTTCAAAGAATCACAATGGCGCACGAATATCCAGCGTGACATCTCTGACCTTCGTGCAACAGTCAATGAAGTTAAGGATTTGGTTCAAGGCAGTACAAGTGATCGATTCACATATACGCAGATGAAGACATGGGTTACGCGATTCAAGGAATTAAACGAAGACTCACCGATCAAAATTCCAACGCTGCCAATGAGGTTTCCATGATACCCGTAAAAGTTCATTTCTATCGTGGTACTGGATTCATTGGACGGGCCATTCGTTTCTTTTCATGGGGCGAGCAATCCCATGTGGCGATGCAAATCAACAACACGCTTTATGAGGCTAAAGAATTTCATGGAGTCATTAGAACTAAGTACCCAGAAGCGGCACAACGTAAACCAGACTGGACATTGACACTCGAAGCGGATGAACAGCAAGTTTTAGATTTGATCCACTGGTGGCAATCACACATCGGCAAATCATACGATTATCGCGGAGTCTTCCGGTTCATTTCAAGACGCAAAGAAGACCACAAAACTAAAGACAAATATTTCTGTAGTGAAGCGGTTTGCGATGCGTGTGAATTCGCAGGCATTCCGCTTTTTAACCGGGTTGATGGTTCAAAGGTTCCGCCAGCCTGGGTATTTCGAAGTTTACGACTAAAGGAAAAAGAATAATGAACACATTAACCGTTGAATGTAAAAACTGTATACGCTTTCAACTTGAAATGGCTATGGACGATCTGTTCGTAGACTCACAAGATAAAACGCTTTCATTCTGGGAACGTCGGAAGAAGAAGCAACACGCTAGATTGATTCGACAGGTATTACGCAACCCAAAGAAGCTAGAAGAACTTGAAGAGTTCGTCCAAAAGAAGGCGACTAGCTACCACCTAGAAAAAGGCATGGTAGGAGAATTTGGAGACGGTTCTATCATTGCATGGCTTCAGGATGGCGGATTGGAACAGATTTTAGAATTCTTAAAAGGGTTGTTTGAGATAATTTCGATTTTCTTTTTGCTTCAATTCATTCTCCTTTCAATCGTGTTGGGCATCTAAGGCGAAACAATGAAACTTTTCACGACCAGTTTGATAATCTCACTATCAATCATCCTTTCGTCCTTCGCTACCTTGGACGGACTAGCCGCGCCCAAACCTTCCCGTGTGTTCTCGGGCGCGGCTTATCTTGCAAATGGACTATCGGTTAGCGGCGAATCGGCGGTTGCTATTGGCGATACGGTTGTCCTTTCTCCGGTTGATGCTGATGGATGTTCGATTACTTGGACACCGATTCAGGGCATCGAGCTAATCGGAAAAATGGTACAGACAAACGAACAGCGGGCGATTATCAATGACGATTTGGAATTCATCGGGTTGCCTATTTCGTCTCTGGTATTCAAGCCATCCAAATCGGGAACGATCCGCTTTCAATGCACCGCGATTGATTGGGATAAGCGGAAGTTCTTTCAAGTTATTCATAGCGTAACTGTATCAGGAAAAGCCAAACCAGACGATGAAAAAGAACCAGACGACGACAAGCCGGAACCACCAAAACCGGAAGTTGTTTTTTCAAAGACTGATTACCTGGTACTAATCGAGGAAAGCGAAGAACGGAGCGCTAAAACAGCGGCCATTGTTATGTCGGAATGGTGGCAGTTGGGATTAGTGAGAGACGGTTACAATAAGCCGCTCATTAAAGATGATGACGGAGCCGGAAAAGATTTTGTGACAACGGCCAAAGCGAGCGGGAGTTATTCAGACGTTCCGTTCATTGCGATAATGGACAAAGACGGAAATCTAGTCTCGACTTTTGCGCTGCCAGATACCGTTGATGAATTGAAAAAGGAGTTGGTACTATGAGCTACCACATAATTGATTTTGGCGGTAATTTGTACCACACTGGCAACTTGAAGCCATCGGTCAAAAATTGCAAGGTTAAGCGATGGCGAATCAAGCAATTCGGACGGGCAGCAATCGAAGGATTGATTAACGATCCAAGCAGAGTTAAAGCGGCTGATATGTTCGGTCCTGAATGGATTTACAACCAAGGATCAATTGGAAGTTGTAACGGGTGCGCAGGTGCAAAGGCTCTCCAACGGCAACGAGTGTTAGCAGGGCAACCAAACGTCGAACTATCTGGCGAATTCCTCTATTCTCGGATCAACGGTTCGCGTGATGTTGGCTCGATGCTTGATGACGGAATGGAATGGCTGAGAGACAACGGCGTTTCACCATGGAAACCGCGACACGCGCAGAAGTTCCGCGAACGCGATTTCACAGCCGAGGACGTGCGCGATTCTGTTCGGTTCCGGGGTGTCGAATGCTATGGTGTCGATTCTGAATTAGAGCTTGCAGCCGGAATAGCTCTTGGATTTACAGCGGTTGTTGCAGTTCATGCTGACAATGGATTCATGCGATTAGATTCGAATGGAATCGCAGGTGGTGGAAACGGTCCAGGCAATCATGCAGTGGGAATAGACGACGTTGAGATTTTCGACGGTGAACTAGTCTTCAGAATGTTCAACAGTTGGGGCACGAACTACGGCGACAATGGCTACGCTGGACTGACTTGGAAGCGGCATTTCAAGACAACCAATAAGTACCACTATTTCTATCTGATACGAGCGGTTAATAATGACACTCAAGACAATGTACCGGAGTTGAACCAATGAGAAATATCAGAATAGCGGTTGTTGTGTTAGCATCAATGGCGGCTGTTGTGTTATCAGAAATGTTCATTGGTGCGGTGCTCATCGGCAAGGATGAGCCACGGTTGAAAGTTCCACCGCGGCTAAAGGTGATGACAGCGGCAAAGACTGCAACCGACACGAATGTCGGAACCAAAGAGCCACTACCACCACTACCAGAGACAACCACAGTTGTCACAAAGACACCGAAAGTTATCTATCGCTCTGCAAGTTCGCCACGGTGGAACCTTAGCGGATCATGGTCGAGGGTTCGAAACAGGGCCGATCTAATCAATCACTTGGCAACGACTCACGAATACAGCAAAGCGACATTGAACCAAATGAGCCTAAACCAACTATTTGCACTCCATGATGACGATCACGAAGGACGGTCGACATTAACCAAGGCCACTAAAGCCGTTGATGATTGCCCGCCTGGTAGCACGTGACCACCAACAACGGGCACGGTCGCGCCTCAGAGAACGTATGGAATTTTCTTTAACTCACGACGATTTCGGTAGCATTCAAAAACAATAATCATTCACTAGATTTCAACACGCAGGAGCCAAGCAAATGGCAAACGAAGTAATCGACGACGGAACCGCAAACGGTAACAGTGACGCATCATGGGCCGGGGGCGATGGGTATCTGGTGTGCAAGGGGACATTCGACGGAGCCACGGTGGTTGTTGTTGGGATCACTGAGTCTGATGGAGTTGAGATCCCATTTGAGAAGGAAGCAACCTTTCGAGAGAATCGAGCGGTGCAATTCTCCTTTCCAGCGGGTACTCTCCGAGGCAAATTATCAGGAGTTGGATCGAGCACGAGCGTCTCGTTGTTTGCGATCGCCAAGTGACCCCACCCCCATTAAGGTACTTTTTCGGCCTTTAGAAGCCATTGCGGTAAAAAAAGCAGATC